TTATAAGATTAAAATTTAGATTTTGTAAGTATCTTAAGGGATACTTCTTATCTTTCGTATCTCTTAACGTCCTTACAATTATTATTATACTCACATTAGTCAAAATGTCAACAATTATTTTTGACTTTTTGACTATTTTTTTACTTATTTTATAAGCCTTTATAGAGCTTTTGTTGTTTGAAGTTTGACTTTTTGTTATTTTAAAAATATACGAGAGGTACCATTTTGGTACCATCTCTTTATGAATTTAAATATGCCTCAAATTTTGAAGCAGCATCTACTTTTCTGCTTTTAGTAATATGCAAATAAATTTGACGTGTTGTAGAGTCATTGGTATGCCCTAATCGATCTTGTATTACTTCTAATGATTCACCTGCTGCTGCTAATAATGATGTGTGGGTATGGCGGAATGTATGTGGATGGATCCAACTTAACCCGATTTTTTTTGCTATCTTTTTTATAAAGCCGTATAGATTACAGGTTAAAATTGGTTTTCCTGGATAATATCGAGAAGTAAATATAAAATTATATGTTCTATCCCAATTATTTGCATTTTTTATTTTTTGTTTATTTTGTATTAGTCGCCATTCTTTCATCACATCTATAAAAGATTGTGAAATAGAAATTTCTCTAATACTATTTTTAGTTTTTGGAGTTTGTACATAATAATTTTTTTGACTGCAACCATAGATATTTTGGGTAATTTTTATAGTCTTATTTTTTATATTAAAATTATCCCATTCCATAGCACAAACCTCGCCTAATCTAGCACCAGTATAGATTAGAAAATATACCATATAATAATATGGATATGCATATGCATCATTTTTAGCTTCATTTAAAAAAGTGAGTAAATCTTCTTTTTCTAGATATAATGGTTTAGGTTTTTGTTGTAAAAGTTTAGTTTTTTCGACTAAAGTCATTTTAGGTAAATCAATATTTTCACAAGGATTATTAGTGATAATATTGTTTTTTAAAGCATGTTTAAATATCATTTTTATATAGGATAAGTTTTTTGTAATAGTTTTACGTTTTTTACCCATATCGAGCATATTTTGTATATATGCTTGAATATTTAGAGTGGTAATATGTTTTAATTTAACATCTTGCCCCCAGAATGATATTAATGTTTTTAATAGATATTGTATGCCCTTTTGTGTAGATATCTTAGTATAATGTTGATATTCTTTAAACCAAATTTCTTGAACATAATAGGCAAATGTTATATCTTTAGGTTTAGCAAATACCTTTCCCGCATAATATTGGGACTCTATTTCTGCCATTGCTTTTTTAGCATCGCTTTTTTTAGTAAAGCCACAGCGTTTGATACGGATACGTTTTCCTGTATCATCTCTACCAACATCTATAATAAACCAATATGTTTTGCCTTTTGTCTTTGTAAGGCGTTCATGTATTCTAGCCATAGTTTTCCCCTTTCACTATGCCTAGCTATTACTATGTATGATTTTAGTATGAAAGAAAATATAGAAAAACCGCTATATAGAATAATATTCTTAGGGAATAAACTATATAGTTTTTTGGGTTTTAAAGATAGATATATCTATCTTTAAAATATATCTATCTTTAAAACATTTTACTTATTTATTTCGTTTTGATATAGTAGATGGATCGACACTATCTTGAATATAAGTAACTAGAGAATTTGTAGTTTCTGTAGTAGATGTAGTAGATTTGGGAGTACCAGTTATTAATTCCATATATGATGGCTTATTATTTTGGTTAGTACTATCACTCATACAAATATCACCTCCTTTCTTTATAAATCTTTTAAGTATATTGAAAAATATATCATGATAGAAATAAGTAAAGCGATTAGTGCATAAATAGCATGTTTTAGATTTTGGGCGGATAAATCATTTATTTTTCTTCGGTTTATAATAATATCTCTATAAGCCAAAATTAAATCTTGAATTTCTTCTTGGTAATTGTTATTTAAACGATTTGTATTTATATTAACAACATTAATTGCACCAGATTGTTTAGTTGTTATTATTCGTATAGCTTTAAAAATAGCAATTCCTAGAGAAACATAAATTACGATGCCAGCAATTATTTTAATATTAACTACAAAAGGCTGTGTACTTGTCATAGCATTAAATAATGAATTCAATTTTACTTTATCAAATAAAAAAGTAGATAAGGTGGCTAAAAATGCTAGAATTAATCCGGCCCTTGTTTCAAAACTTTGCTTTCTATTATTTTCTAAATTATACTCATTTTTTATAATATCTAAATATAAATTTTGAGAGTTTATGTTGTTACTATTATTTTCTGCGGGAGTAGTTTCGTTATCCCTGTCATTTTCGTTAGTCATATATCCTCCTAATGATTATTTAATGGTTTTTGAAATCTTATTTTTCTCAACTCAATATCTTTATTTAAACTATCAGCATGAGTAAATAAAGTTTTAGCTAATAATACATAAGTACCGTTATTTATAGTTTCATGATAATGAGATGGATTTAAACTGTTCGCAGAATAAGCTTGAATTGCCTTTATATTATTGTTGCTATCTAAATCATATAATACATACATCGGAATTAAATGATTATTACCATGCCATTTCCCTAAATTTTCATCTACACTGTCTTTATCGTCATTTATTACAGTCATAGTAAATATTACAGGGTCGTAACTTTTTGAGCCATTACTATACATCTCATAATTATTTTTTAAATAAAAGTATTCTGTGGTGTATGGAACAGAAGCAATCATATCGTTGGGCTTATTGTAGATAATAATTTCTTTATCGCTAGTTAAACCTACAAAGCCATTTTCATCGAATTTTGATATGGCTATTATAGGTTTATATCTTTTTATTAAAATTTGATTAGCTTGTTCTAAGGGATTTTTTTCGTTGCTAGGTATTACTATTTTATTAGAATCATCTATATATTTTGGGGAGTTATTTTCTTTATTCTTTAATTTGTTATCTCTATCAACTAAACCAGCAGCAACTTTTTTCAGAGTTTCGTAATCAGTGCTTGGAATTATAGTTATAAATTCACCCATAGCATTGTCATGACTAATTTCGAAACCACCTCTTATTGGATATAAAGCTATTTCAAATATTTGTACTTTATTGGTCTTAAAATGTATCTTCATATGCATTAATCTTTTCTTTTGTTCGTTAGGAATATTTTGCAATATCCAACAATCTGCGATGTCATTACTAGCATCATATGTCAGTGTCTCGGTATCTACATATTCAGTTACTTCAGAATTAGAAAAAAACCAATACCAGCGTTTATCTAATTCTTTAGCAGAACATAAGCTAGTAATTAATAAAAAAATTAGTAGAATTAAAGGTAATATTTTTTTCATAATATGACTCCTAAGGAATTATGCAGATTGGGTTTGTTCTTCTTCAATAGACAATGTTTGTCTATATTGTTCTGCTACCATAGTTTTATTGAATTCTGCTGCTGGGTCAAATTTATAAACTAAATTTTCTAGGTCATCTATTGATATCTTGAAAAACTCTTTTCGATTATTTACCTTATTAACACGATTATTTTCTAATGCTTGATGTAAATCTGATTCTAATTGAACAGCGTCATTTGAAAAAATAAAACTATGCACATCAAATTTAAATGGAACGCTAGCACTACCAAGTTCATCAATACGTTCTTGAGGATCAAGACGTCTAGTCATCCCAATTTTAAATATATTATCACCAAATGATCCTAAATTACTTATAACATAAACATAACCGGCTTTACCATTTTGAAGATTAGTAATTTCTTCTTTCTTTTTATCTATGTCATTAAGCTGTGATTCTAATTCTTTAATTTTGGCTAATAATTGCTTAGTCTTTTCATCGTCTTCAGAAGTTTTTAGTTGTTCATTTATATTGGCAATCTCTGTTTCATATTTAGCCGCTTCTTGTTTCATTTGCTCTTCTTGTTCTTTTAATCGACGGCGTTCTTCTGCTTCTTGTCGCATTTGTTCTCGTAATGCAAGCTGTTCTTGTCTAGCTGCTTCTTTTTTTACATAATATTCATACTCTATTTTAACAGCATCTATAAATAAAATTTCTAATTCACCGATAAATTTAGTTAATGTTGATGATATAGTTTGGTTGCCACTTCTTGCAATATTTAAGTATTTATTAATTATTTCTCTAATGTTATTTAATGCTTCATCAAGTTTTTTATAATTCAGTGTATAAAGTACATTTTGAAGTTCTGAACGTAATGCAATTACCATTAATTGATAAATTGCTTGATTGGTTTTAGTGGTATATCTATTTGCATATTTTTCTAATAATTCGGTAATGATTTTTTCGTTGGCTTTAAAAGCTGTATTTAATTCTTTATAATCCATGTTATGTAATTTTAAAATTATTGATGGTGCATAAGTGTTAATATCATTAATTAATTCTGCTGGAAGAGTAATAGTACGGTCGTATGGTTCATGAGAAAATTCGAAATATTTTTTTAGACAACCATTGATGCTTTTTTGAATGGTATCTAATTTTTGTATTTTTTTTATGCGATTATTTTGCTTTTTCTCTAATCTATTTATTTCGTCTTTTAATCTATCAATTTCAGATAAATAAAAAGCTTTTTTGTCAATTTCGTTATTAATATTATTTAATTTTTCATTAGCTTGAGAATTAGCATTAGCTATTATCTCTTGAATTAATTTTTCCTTATGATTTATTTGGTTATTTAATTGTTCATTTTTTGATAATAAAGCTTCTATTTTACGTTTGCCTTCTAAATTGGCTTGTTCAAGTATTGTATTTGCTTGTTTTTTAGCAGATTCTAATAATTCATTACTTTGTTTTTTTATATTTTGATAATTATTAGCCAGATATTTAAAAGCAGCTCTCTTTTTAAATATAACTAAAATAAATGCTATAAAATTAAAAAATGGATTTTGTGTGCCAAATAATAGAATGATAGCAATAAACCAATTTCGCAAAAACCATTTTTCTTTATAACTGTCTTTAAATTCTAAATCTGTATTGTTCATGTATAACAACTCCTTATTTTAGATATTAAGTTATAATTTAATATTTTATACTACGATCGGATTATAAAAGTTATATTCCATATAAATAGTTTTAAAATGGAATAGGATCATCAGTATTAAGATTAAATGAATTTCTTGAGTTATCATTAATTTCATTTTGCTCATCTTTCCAATCAGATAAGACACCGCTTTCGAAAAATAATGTTTTTACTCCACAATATGGGCAAAATCTTGCATTTGCTGGTACGTTAACACCACATTCGTCTTCATTAAGACATTTATTTATTACTGGTGAGCCACAAATATGACAAAAAGCATATGCTTCATTATCAAAATCAATATCTTCGTTATCACAAGTTAAACATCTTGAGACTTGATTATTTTCATTAGTATCATAATCAGTATATCTCATATTATCTATACCTCCTTTGTATCTGAATTCAAGTTCATTACCACAAAATTTACAATACTTCTCTTGTTTGTTATAACTTAAAAAAAAGTGATTACAACTACTACAATATTTTGAATGTATAAATTTTGAAAATTGTACATATAGACAAGTATCTTTGCTATAATCATGTGTTTTTGACCATTCTAACATACGATTAAGTATATTTTGAGCAGCTTCATGTGAAATCCCAAAAATAGAGTCAATAGATATCTTATCTCCTAAGCAGTCATATATGTAATAAACTAAACTCATAGGTGCTAAAAGTTCTCTAGCAAATGTATTTGCTTCTAATTCGTAAGCACTATATTCTTCTTCAGAAAGTCTATTTCGTGTTATTATTGCACGATCATTATTTATATGTCCTAAAATTAAATGACCAAATTCATGAGCTATTGTCCAACGAATACGTCCAGCATTATTTAGAAAATCATTATAAATAATAATAGCTTTTTCTTCTTCTTTTGAATAAAAACAACAACCATCTTCACTATTAATAAATTTGGTCATGAAATCATAATCAACATTATATTTTCTCATATACCATGAAAATGATTTTATGCGTAATCTTGTATTATGTGTATTATTATATACTTTTCTAAAAAGATCTAAATCTAGTGGGAATCCTTCAACTTTACTATCCTTTAGAAATTTTCTAGCAAGTATTTCAGCTTTTTGATAATTAGGTTTAATTATCATCATCTTCTTCGTCAAAAATATCTTTAAAGGATGTTTTTAAGAGAGCTAACATCTCATTACGTTTATTTTCATCAACATTAGTCATAGCTCGTTGAATAACTCTAATTTGAGGAATTGTTTCGTTGTTTTTTTCAGTTAATTCTGTTAAATTTTTGTTTATATCATCTTTATTTTCTATAAGATCTGATTTTTGGATATTAAAATATTTAGCTAATAGTTCAATTTTGTCAATACGGGGATATTTATTTCCATTATACCAATCAGCAAAAGTGGTATATTTAATATTTAAATCATCACATATTTCTTTGCGAGATTTATTTTTTTGTTTCATAAAGAATCTTAAATTATTGGAAAATATTTCTTTATTACTTTTATTGGTCATTGTAACGCCTCCTTTTAAGCGTATTATTTTACTTAAATTATACGATTAAAGTGTAAAAAAATCAATTTATCAATAAAAAAATACGTTTTAGCTATTTACAAAACGCTTTAAGCGTGATATGCTTAAAGCGTAGTGAGGTGATAAAAAAATGAAAATAACCATTAAGGCAGCTAGAGTAAATAAAAATTTATCTCAAAAAGAAGCTGCTAAATTAATTGGTGTAAGTAAAGATACCATTGGTGCATGGGATAGAGGAAAGTCCATGCCAAATGCTAAATATATACCTGCTATAGAAAAAGTTTATGGTGTGTCTTATAAAGACCTTATTTTTTTACAATCCAATAACGCTTAAAGCGTATAGAGAGGAGATAATTTAATGAAGGAAAGATTATTATTTAAAGATTATTTAGATTGTATTTTTACATCACAACAGCAAAAAATATTGGCTTATTGTGTAAAAAATAATATCAATGTCTGTCTTTATGGTACAGGTCTTGGCAAATCATTAACAGCAGGTATTTTTCGCAATGCTGGTTATAACAATGTATTTGCACCTGAAGATTGTACTGATTTAAATGAAGGAGCTTTAAGCATTCCAAATAAAACAGGTACGATTGCTCTATGTATAAAAAAAGAGTCTCACGAAATAACAATTTCCGCAAGACTTTTAAAAAAAGATGAAATTGAAAAGTGGTTATTAAAAGAGGTGATAATGTGAAAAAAACCTATGAAGAATTAGAAAAAGAAAATGCCGAACTCAAGCGACAAATTAATGAACAACAACCTAATACATCATTTAATTTAAGTATAAATGCAGTAGTAAGTAGCTCTTTAGAGGCTAAAAATATGATTAAAGATATCATTGAAATTCAAAAAGAGTACAGCTGTAACTGTACTCTTAATTTAAAAATGTTTAATCTCTAATGACTACAAAATCAATTTTACTACCTTTAATGTGTAATTTAAAAGAACCAACAAAAATATAATCACAAGAATCTAAAAAATTAAGGCTGTCAAAATTTGTAAATTCTCGAACATCATCGGATTGAATTTCTTTAATAAGAGTTACATTAGGTATAGTAATGAGAGAATCAGAACCTGTAGCTTTTACTTTAATATACATTATAATCACCTCCTTCTATAGTGATTATAACATAAAAAATTTAGTCTAGTTATTACTATGTATTAAACCCTATAGTCGGTGTGTGGTGTATACCCCACAATATAAAAAACAATTAAATAATAATGAGAAACTGCTTATTAGAAATACCCCAAAAATCTAATACATCATATTGTGGGGCGTATACTACACATCGATTATTTATTGTAACGAACGCTTGGCGGTGGGTTATTGATGAAACCGCTGTATCAAAATTTATAGCTTATCTATGGGTAGCAACCAAATAAATTGAAAGGAGATTATGTATATGCCTGATTGGAATTTAGAGTGTGAAATAAAAATTCGAGCTTTAGAAGCTTTGAAAGAAAATCTAGATAAAGAGATTGATGAACTAATTAATATCGCCAAAAAGGTTCAGCAAGAACATTTAGAAGTCATAGAGGTACAACAAAATCTAAATGATATAGAAAAAGGGCCATTGACTATAAGTGAATTTGCTAAAAAAGCGAAAGTAAGTTATGGAGCTATTTATGAAAGAGTACGTACTGGAGTAATAAAAGCCAAAAGAGATGGACGTATTACACGTATACCTTATTCAGAATATGAAAACTATATGCAAAGGATTTGAGAATATGCAGACAATCTATGAAACGAATGAGAAAAAGGGGATTGCTATTAAATTAACGCCCAGCATTTTTAAACCTAAAGATTTGCCAATAGTTTTAGATAATATTAATAAATTCTTTTCCATATTAAAAAAAGCTGACCAGCACATGGCTAATCAGCACAAATAAAAAAACATTAACTAAAGTCTACCATAAAAACTTAATTTATAAAAGGAGTTAATATCATGGATTTAAATGTAAAAGTAACAATTGAAGGAACTGAACAATTAGCACAAGCTATAGGAGCATTAGCGAAAGCTTTAGAAGCAAATACAAAAAATGCAGTGGTTAATGTTGCAACTGAAGAAAAAGAAGAAATTGTTGAAAAACCAGTAAAAAAAGTTACTAGACAAAAGGCAAAGAAAAGTGAAGTAAAAAATGAAACTTTAGCTGATGAAGAAGTAAAAGAAGATAGCACTAAACCTCAATTGAGCGAAGAAGAATTGAGAGATAACTTAAAAAAAGATTTAATGGAAGCCAAAAAATCAGATGATACATTGATGGGGAGAATGAAAGATACTTTACACAAATGGGAATTAAAAAAATTAAGTGATATTCCAATTGACAAGATAGATGAATTTAGAAAGGAAGTTCTTGGCGAATGACCGAGCCAGCACATGCCTTATTGAGTGCATCGGGTAGTAAAAGGTGGCTATCTTGTCCACCTAGTGCCCGATTAGAGGAAACATATCCTGACAAAGAAACAGCAGCTGCACGTGAGGGTACATTAGCTCATGCCATCGGAGAATTTTATCTAAAGTATTATTTAAAGCATAATCATACCAATGTTACCCTACCAAAACAATTTAGAAATCAAGAGTTCTATAATAAATCAATGTTTGATTATGTATTTGAATATATAGATATTTGTATAGAGAAAATTAATACAGCATTAAGCATAGATAAAACAGCTTATATAGCAATAGAAGAAAAGATTGATTATAGCGAATGGGCAAAAGAGGGTTTTGGTACAGGAGATTTAGTGATTATTACTGATAAATATGTAGAAATAGTAGATTTAAAATATGGTAAAGGTGTAGCTGTCAGTGCTATTGATAATACACAAATGCAGATGTATGCCTTAGGTATAATCAGTAATTTTGGTTTTATGTATGATTTTGATACTATCCAAATGACTATATTTCAGCCACGTAATGGTGGGATATCTAGTCAAGAAAAATCAGTAAAAGATTTGATTAAATGGGGAGAAAATATTGTAAAACCAACTGCTGAACTTGCCTATGATGGCATAGGAGAATTCAATGCTGGTAAGTGGTGTTTATTCTGTAGGGCTTCATTGCGTTGTAAAAAATACTCTGAATATTGCTTAAGTGTAGCAAAGTATGATTTTATTGATCCTGAATTTATGTCTGATGAAGAAATGGCTGATGCATTGAATAGGATAGAACCTCTTATTCATTATGCCAAACAAATAAAAGATTATGCGTTATCTGAAGCACTACAAGGTAGGACATGGCCAGGCTATAAATTAGTAGAAGGTAAAAGTTCTCGAAAATATAGTGATATTGATGCTGTAATTGGTAGATTACAAAAAGCGAATATTGATTCATCTGACTTTATGAAAGAACCTGAATTAAAGTCTATAACTGAATTGACTAAGTTATTAGGTAAAAAAACATTTAGTATTTTACTTGATGATTTAATCACTAAAATATCTGGTAAACCTACACTTGTTGATATTGATGACCCGCGACCTGAATATAATAGCCCTGAAAATGATTTTGAAATACTTGATTAAAGGAGATTATAAATATGAATGATACAAAGTTAACTTTAAAGAATGTAAGGCTTTCTTATGCTAATATTTGGGAACCAAAAGAAACACCAAATGGGGATTTGAAATATGGTGCATCACTCATAATTCCTAAAACTGATAAAAAACAAATAGCTGAAATAAAGAGAGCTATAGAAGCTGCTAAAAATATAGGTAAATCTAAAGTAGTGAATAAAAATGGTAAAATTCCACCTAATTTAAAAGTACCTCTTCGAGATGGAGATACTGACCGTTTTGATGATGATGCATATGAAGGATGCTACTTTATAAACGCAAATTCCAATACTGCACCTAAGATTGTAGATAGAAAAATAAAACCTATTCTTGACCGTTCTGCGGTGTATAGTGGTTGTTATGCTAATGTATCAGTAACATTTTATGCTTATAAAACAGATGCAGGTTCAGGTATTGCTGCTGGATTAGGTAATATCCAAAAAGTAAAAGATGGTGAGCCATTAGGCGGTGCGTCTAATCCAGAAGATGATTTTGAAGTATTAGATGATGACGAATTTGAAACAGAATTTGCAAATACTGATGACGAAGATGAGGATATGTTTGAATAAAGCCTTATTAGGAGGTATTTTATGAGAACATTATCTATTGATTTAGAAACATATTGTGACCTCGACTTAAAAAAAGTTGGGGTCTACAAATATGCTGAAGAAGCAGAAATATTATTATTTGGCTATGCATATGATGATGAAATGGTTAATGTTATAGATTTAGCTCAAGGTGAAGATATTCCTGAACAGGTTTTAAGAGATTTAATCGACCCTGCGGTTTTAAAAACAGCATATAATGCTCAATTTGAGAGAGTGTTATTAAGTCATTATTTATTTGGTGGCGAAACAATTAATAGTTTTTATGATGATAATTATTTTTTAGACCCGGCACAATGGCAATGTACTATGGTGTTATCTTTGAATTTAGGATTGTATGGTTCTCTTGCTGAGGATTGTCGAATTTTTAGATTAGCTGAAGATAAAGCCAAAATGAATATTGGACGAAAATTAATAATGGAATTTTCGAAGCCTTGTAAGCCGACTAATACTAATGGTGGCAGAACAAGAAATTTACCAAAGCATGATATACAAAATTGGAATTTATTTAAAGAATATAATAAACGTGATGTAGAGGTTGAACGCTATTTACGTAAGAAAATGATTAAATTCAAACCTACAGATTTTGAACAAAATTTATGGGTATTAGACCAACAAATAAATGATAGAGGTATTGGATTAGATAGACAATTAGCTGATAAAGCTGTAGAAGTTGATACTGATTTTAGAAATAGAATTTCAGCAGAAGCTAAAGATATATCTAATCTAGATAACCCCAATTCTACAGAACAACTAAAACATTGGATACTGGAAAAGGAAGGGTTTTTTCCCTCTAAAATCACAAAAACTACGGTATTGGAACTCTTAAAAATAGTAAAAAATAAAGAAGTCAAAGATATGTTAAAGCTAAAAATGCTGCTATCTAAGACTTCAATAAAAAAATATGTAGCTATGCAGAATGCTCAATGTGCTGATGGACGAATTCGAGGATTACTTCAGTTTTATGGTGCTAATCGTACTGGACGTTGGGCAGGTAGATTAGTACAGGTTCAAAATTTACCTCGTAATTCTATGAGTGATTTGGACGATGCTAGAGAATTATTAAAACATGATGACGCCGAAACATTTGAAATTTTCTATGAGAATGTTCCAAATGTATTATCTCAATTAATAAGAACTGCTTTCATACCGACTAAATCGAATAAATTTGTAGTAGCTGATTTTTCAGCTATTGAGGCTAGAGTTATTGCCTGGCTTAGTGGAGAAAATTGGCGTATGAAAGTATTTGCTGATGGCGGTGATATTTATTGTGCATCGGCTAGTCAGATGTTTCACGTACCAGTGGTAAAACATGGTATTAATGGTGAACTTAGACAAAAGGGGAAAATAGCTGAACTTGCTTTAGGTTATCAGGGCAGTATGGGAGCTTTAAAAGCTATGGGTGCTGATAAAATGGGGCTTACTGATGAAGAATTAATCGATATTGTAACTAAATGGAGAAAAGCTAGTCCAAATATTGTTCGTTTATGGTCTATTGTGGATAAAGCAGCTAAACAGGCTATAAATGAAAAAACAAAAGTGAAAATTCATCATAATATGGCTTTTTATTATAGAGCGGGTATGCTTCGTATATGTTTACCTTCAGGGCGAGAATTAACATATATTAGACCTCGTGTTGAGAATAACAAAATCACATATGAAGGTACAAATCAGGTATCTCGTACATGGGAAAGGTTAGAAACTTATGGTGGAAAACTTACTGAAAATATAGTACAAGCAATTGCTAGAGATTGTTTAGCAGTCGCTATGATTAGATTAGAACAGGCAGGTTTTAAGATTGTTATGCATGTACATGATGAAGTTATTCTTGATTGTGTTGCTGCTGGTATAGATAAATCCTTAGAACTTGCTAATAAAATAATGGGAACTGCTATTGATTGGGCGCCGGAGTTAATTTTAAATGCTGATGGTTATATAACCAAGTATTATAAGAAAGATTGATTCCGTACATTATATGTTGATGTTAATTAAAGGAGTAATAAAATGGCTGATAAAAAAATAAATACATTACAATTAAAAAAATTTATGGAAAAACAAATTGAAGAACTTGATGAAATTAAAAAATTGCGTGCTGAATTAAAAATAGAAGAAAATGATAAGAATTTTGTCAATAGCTTAGATTATTTGGAACGTATGTATAAAGCTTGTGAAGAAACTATAAAAATGTGCGATATGTATGATGAAAAGCAAAAAGCTGAAGCTAAAAAAGAAGCAGATAAAATCAAAGCTGCTGCTAAAGAGATTAAAGCTGAAGATAAAAAAGAAGTTATAAAAAATACAGAAATTAAACCAGTAGACGAAGAAGATGACGATATCTGGGATTGAGGTGACTAATTTGAGAATATATGACTTATATATGCCGAAATTATTCTATCTTTATGAGGGTGGCTTAAAAAGCTTAAATAATGGTAATAAGTTTACGAATATGTATCATTGTTCTAGTTGTGGTCATAGTTTTAAATCCTTATGGGAAGGTGTAGGAAACTATTATGGTATACGACCAAATGACCAGATTATATATTGTCCTAAATGTGGTTCACGTTTTACGGAAGCTACGCAAAAAAATGATTTTAGTTTTATGGCTGACGGGGATTATTCCCCGCTCAGCATGAGGATTAGTCTTGATGAATATAAAGATAGTTTACGTTTGACTTTATCGGGTAAAGAAATAGTCTGCGATGAAGACAGTGACTATATGTTTCACCACAGACTATATAAAGAGACTATATCTTTTAATGTAGCCCAAAGGACTGCAATTTATAAAAGATATATAAATCATAAACTCATTATTAATTATAACTTATGTAATATCCTGGATACAAGTTTTAGCAGAGATACTAATTTAAAATTTTTAAATCACAGACATTTTACAAGTATATATGCTGTAGATTTCAAAAAGATATTGAAAATTCTTCGTGAGAGATTATCCAAAAAGCTAGAATCTAAATTTAAATTTAAAATAAAATCGATGTACGTATGTCATGAAAACAAAGGCAGTTATTTTATAAAACCTATATTGAATATAGCTTATAGATTAGTTTTTACAGATTTAAATAATTTATCAGTTACTGATTATAACTATATATATCGTAAATATCCTTTTTATTATGGTAGTGCTGATAGGAATTTTTATGATTTAGACGATGCGTATTTATCTGATGAGCGTTTGAAAATCATAAGTAAGGCAAAGGATACAATATCAGGATTATTAGAAATAGCAAATTTACCAAATAAGCCGATGATTAGACGATTAGTAAAAGATAAACCATTTTTATTATTACGTCATAAACAAATTTATACTATAGCTCAAGGTAATATAGATACCTTCAATAATATTAATAATTGTTTGGAATTTGATTTTTTATGGCGACGAGATATCCGCACATTATTAAATCAATTAGCACTAATTTCTGATAACTGGGGAATAGAATATATCAATGCATTAATGCGTTGGTGGCATAATTCTCAAGATAAAATTTCATGTGAAGACGCTATTTATATGATATTTAAATTGAAAGATAAAGCTACACTTTGGCAAGAAAAACCGGCTCCTGCTAATCTACATGATTATTTAGTAACAGCTATTTATAAACAGGAACATCCATTTAGAGCTTTTAATATCAATGACCCAATCTGTAGAAGATTAGCTATGCAGTTTGATAGTATTAAATTTTATTTACCGGAGAATTCAGATGTACTTCGCAATGTAGGTAAAACTTTTAGAAATTGCGTAGGTAATTATGTTGACGCTGTTTATACAGGTAAATCAAATATAGTGTTAATGTCTGACGATAAAGGTAAGTTAAAAGCTTGTATTGAGGTACAAAATAATAAATTAATACAAGCAAAATTATTTGCTAATAAACCTGCGCATAATAATAGGCAAATAAATGATGAGATTATCAAATGGGCTGATAAAGCTAATATTAATTATGATAATTGCAGCGATATATTTAAACCTGAAAAACAAATTTTACCGCAAAGAGAGGCGGTGTAAGGACGTGAATTAATAATGCAAAATACCGCTTTGAACATAGACAATTTGTCCAAGTTAAAATATGACGGAGAAGTGTCTATTGCTGTAGCTAGTAGTAGAAAATCTAAAAAATGGAAAAATAAACAATTGCCATGGTCGTCATTTCTTTTAAAGTTATCAAAGACTAGAAGGACAGGAGAAACAGTTGCTGAATATAAATCATTTGCTAAGTCAAAGCAAGATGATATTAAAGATGTTGGCGGTTTTGTAGGTGGGGCATTAAAAGAAGGTAGGCGAGTCGCTGAAAATGTACAATGGCGTTCAGTTATAACACTGGACGCTGATTTTGCCACTAATGATTTTTGGGATAATTTATTTTTTACGATAGGTAATGTAGCTTGTTGTATTTATAGTACGCATAAGCATAGTAAAAATAAACCTAGGTATAGATTAGTCATACCGATAAATCGTCCTGTGAATCCAGATGAATATCAAGCAATAAGCCGTATGATAGCAAATGATATCGATATTGATTTATTTGATGATACCACATATCAACCGCATAGATTGATGTATTTTCCTAGTACTAGTCAAGATGGTGAATTTATTTTCAAATACAATGATGGCGTTTGGGTAGATGCTGATGAATATTTAAATCGATATGATAATTGGCAAGACCAAAGTTTTTGGCCCGTGAGTAGTAGAGTTCAAGTAGATATCAAAAAAACGGTAGATAAACAGGAAGATCCACTTAGTAAAAAAGGAATTATTGGTGCTTTTTGTCGCTCATATACTATTCAAGAAGCTATAGAAAAATATTTATCTGATATATATGTACCATGTGGTACTGATGATAGATATACCTATGCTGAGGGAAGTACATCAGCTGGTGCTATTGTTTATAATAATTGTTTTATCTACAGTCATCATAGTACCGACCCCGCTTGTGGAAAATTATTAAATGCTTTTGATATGGTAAGACTGCATAAATTTAGACAGTTAGATGATGAAGTATCAGAAGGTACTCCAACGGGAAGATTGCCAAGTTATAAAGCTATGCAAGATTTGGCTGTATCTGATGAAGTAGTAAAAGAAACCATCGGTAAAGAAAAAACGGCTGATGTATATAGTGAATTCGAAGTTCTAACAGATATTGATACAAAATGGACTGCTAAGATGAATATAAATCGTTGGGGCGGATATGAAAATACGCCTCATAATGTGAAATTAATATTAGAAAATGATCCTAATTTAAAAGGTAAATTTGCTTTAGATGAGTTTGCTCATAGAATGGTTGTTTTAGATAAATTAGTATGGCGTAAAGATAATAATGTTAGTGATTGGATTGACGCTGATGATAGTGCTCTGCGAAATTATATATCTGATGTATATGGCATAAAAGGTAAGGATATAATCGCTGATGCTATATTAGAAACTATTCATAAACATAGTTTTAATCCAGTAAAAAAATATTTAAAAAGTATTAAATGGGACGGTAAGCATCGAGTAGAGACTTTATTCATAGATTATTTAGGAGCCGAAGATACGAAGCTTAATCGTGCAATGACTAGAAAGATGTTTTGTGCAGGTGTGGCTAGGGTGTTTAATCCAGGAACGAAATTTGATTATGTAGTAACGTTAGTTGGCGGTCAAGGTATAGGTAAATCTTATATTATTGGTCGTATTGGCAAAAAATGGAGTTCTGACAGTATGAGTACAGTTATTGGTAAAGAAGGTATGGAACAGATTCAAGGATTTTGGGTTATTGAACTTGCAGAATTATCGGCAGTTCGTAAAGCTGAAGTTGAACAAATAAAGCATTTTATTACTAAGCGTGAAGACAGTTTTCGACCTGCGTATGGTAGACGTACAGAACGTTTTCCTAGACAGTGTATATTTATAGCTTCTACAAATAATAATGATTTTATTCGTGATCAAACTGGTGGTCGTCGTTGGTGGCCAATAATGGTAGATAAGAATAAACGAAGATTAAATCCTTTTGAAATTAGCGAAGATACTATTGACCAGTTGTGGGCGGAAGCTAAAGAACTATATGAGGGTGGCGAAAAATTGTATCTTGATGAAGAAATGGAGCAAGAAGCTAAAAAAGTACAAGAACAACATACTGAAGAAAGCCCATTAGCTGGCATGATACGTGAATTTATTGAAAAAGAAATACCTGAAAATTGGGCAGAGTTGAGTATCAGTGATAGGCAAGATTTCATTCGTGGTGATGGATTTGAATATAATGGACCACTTGTCAAACGTGATAGAATATGTGCTTTAGAAATTTGGGTGGAACTATTAAATGGTGATGTGAAGAAATTAACTAGAGCTATGACTACAGAAATAAATGATGTGTTAAGAAAAACAAAAGGTTGGATTCAGTCTAAAAGTCCAATGAAAATAAAATGTTATGGTTTACAAAGAGCATTTAAACGGTTGAGTACATTGTAAATGTGATCGTCATGAAAAGATAGGTATGTATATTGTTATAAACGTTATATTATAAAGGTTTTTATTATTGGGTATACAAAGTATACAAACTTTATATATAGATTCATGAAATTAAGAAAATAATGTACATATGTCTTTTAATTTCTTAATTTTTATAACCTCTATATGGCAACGTATACTTTGTATACCTCAAGAAAGGTGAATTATGTTAGAAAAGCAGATTGAAAAATATTTCGCAGATAAGTTAAAAGAATTGGGCTGTATTGTTTGGAAATTTACTAGCCCAGGGACGGCGGGTGTACCAGATAGAATAGTAATCATGCCGTATGGGAAAGTAGTTTTCGTAGAATTGAAAGCACCAAATAAAAGCCCTAGAGAAATACAATGGGAACGTATAAAGCAATTAATAAATCATGGTGTAGATGTATGGGTAATAAGTAGTAAAGACCACGTTGAGTTATTTATAAATGAGTATAGCAAAGAAGGTGATTTATGATTGAAATACGAGCCAAGAATTTATCAAAAATATGCTACAGATAAGATAATAAATAATGAAGCTATTGCTTTAATGCTGGATATGGGTATGGGAAAAACAGTATCCACCTTAACAGCAATATCTGAGCTTATGTATGATTATTGGGTAGTAAATAAAGTATTAGTAATAGCACCAAAAAGAGTAGCACAAGTAACATGGCAAGATGAAATAAACCAGTGGGAACATCTAAAAGATTTGCGAGTATCTGTAATTTGTGGTGATTTAAAACAGCGAAAAAAAGCATTAAATACGCAGGCAGATATATATACTATCAATCGTGAAAATATCGGCTGGTTAGTAGATAGTTTAGGTAAAAAGTGGGATTTTGATATGGTGGTGATAGATGAATCATCGTCATTTAAAAATCATCGTAGTCAACGATTTCGAGCATTGAAAAGAATAAGACCTTTTATCAAACGTATAGTAGAACTAACTGGAACGCCAGCACCAAATGGACTCATGGACTTATGGAGTCAAATATATTTATTAGATGGTGGTAAAAGGTTAGGTAAGACTATAACACAATATCGTAAAAATTATTTTAGGCCCGCACAAACAAATGGCCATGTGGTTTTTAGTTATGAAACCTTACCGCATGCAGAACAGGAAATATATAGCAAAATATCAGATATCTGTGTAAGTCTAAAATCAGATGATTACCTTGATTTACCACCTGTTATTTATAATCAGGTATCTATTAAATTACCAAAAAATATCATGTCAAAATACTATGAATTTGAACGAGAATTAGTATTAAGTATGTCTGATGAAATAATTACAGCAAGTAGTGCAGGCGTTTTAACAGGTAAGTTGTTACAATTTGCAAGCGGAGCTATTTATGATGAAGGTAGAAATATTATAAATATCCATGATTATAAACTTGATGCTTTAGAAGAAATACAAGTTGATAACATAGGCAAAAATCTTATGGTCATTTATTGGTATCAGCATGATAAAGATAAGATATTAAAAAGATTTCCTAAAGCTAGAGTATTACAGAATATACAAGATTTGCGAGATTGGAATAATGGCAAAATAGAAATGGGTTTACTTCATCCAGCTAGTGCAGGTCACGGTTTAAATTTACAGCATGGCGGAAATATTGTTATTTGGTATAGCATTACATGGAATTTAGAACTATATCAACAAGCAAATAAACGATTGCATAGACCAGGGCAAAAAGAAAAAGTAGTTATACATCATTTAATCGCTAAAGATACTGAAGATGAGAGAGTAATGCAAGCACTTTCAGATAAAGCAAATGGTCAGCAATCAATGATGGAAGCAGTAAAAGCTAAAATAGCTAAATATATGAAAGGGTGATAATTATGTCGTGTAAATATAGTTATTTTGATGATGGCATCTTTTTATGCAGTCTTAGGCGACATAAACAACAATGTATTTTAGGAAAACCCGATTTGAAAAAATGTATGGCTAATGGATATAAAAAATATAAAGAAGGGATAAAATGCAAAAATACGAACAAAATATCCTAACAAATTCTGGTCATTGTAGTGATCCAGTAGCTAATAAAGTAATAAATAAAGGTAGATTAGGATTTTGTCAAAGAGTAGTTAATTTATTTGTAAAGTTTCTTAGTAGAAGAAGATATATGGTGCTTAATTTAGTTATTAGAGATGTAAAAGATAAAAAAACATATAAAGCAAAGGATTTTGATTTATGAGAATACCAACAAGATATGAACTAAAACAAATGGAACGTGAACAAGATAAAAAATATATTTTAGGAACTTGTGCAGTAGTAATTTTAGTGGGAATAAGTTTAATTTTAATTGGATAATTTAAAGGGTAGCTTTTGGCTACCCTATTAGTATTTGGAGGATTAATGTATGTGTAAGGATATTTTGTGTAATATTTGTTTAACTTATGAAGGTAAAGCTGTGCATATGCAAGCTAAAGGTGATTACTTTAAATGCCCTGAATGTGGAGCTGAATTGTGGCCACAAGATATGAATTTTGCCAATCATTGGGAAAAAGAACGACAGCAAAATTTAATGTATAAGGCAATGAGCTTACAAGAAGGAGAGCAAATAAAAGGTGGCTCTAATAATGGTAAGGGTAGACGAAAAGTTAATAATAAAAAGACTTTAGCACAAATAAATGCAGGTTTATCTATAAATTTTGAATCTCGATAATTGTTATTTTTTGACAAATATGGTATACTACATTTACTTGGTAGTGTATCTACTTTTAAATCGAATAATAAAAATTAATGATACGGGATTTAAGCCACTGTTATATTTGCAGTGGCTTTTTTAGTACAAAAATTTAGGTGGTGAGGTGATTTGACAAATAAAAATATAAAAGATTTAGCTTTTGAAGATTATTGTGCAGGAATGAAATATAAAGATATAGCAGAAAAGTACGATATTAATTTATCAACAATAAAATCATGGGCTAGTCGTCATTGGAAAAAGTTGCAACCTAATACCAAAAAGGTTGCAACTAAAGAAGTTAAAAAGTCGCAACCTAAATTAATAGAAAAAATGAATGCAGATTTGGTTAACAATCTGCGTGAGGTAGTGTATGATGAGCCTCAATTAACTGAACGACAGCAAGATTTTTGCGTATATTATGTGATGAGCGGTAATGCTTTGCAAAGTTATTTAAAAGCTTACAAATGTAGTTATGCTACAGCTTGTGTAGAAGCGTATGTTACCCTAGAAAAGCCTAGAATAAAAAATAAAATAAAAGAGCTTAAAGAAATCATGCGTCAACATACAGACATTGATGTTGATGATATGATTTCTTTTTTTATTAAAGTTGCTAAATCTGATATTCGTGATTATGTATCATTTAATAAAAATAGTGTGAAATTAAAAGATAGTGAGTTAATTGATACATCTATTATTCAAGAGGTAAAACAAGGTAAATTTGGGACTTCTATAAAAATGATGGATAAGTTTAAAGCTTGGGAGAAACTTGAAAAATATTTTGGTTGGGATAAACAAGAAAAGTGCAATATTGAATTATCTATAGAAGAACAAAGACTTCGAATTGAAAAACTCAAGAAAGAAATAGCAAAAGATGATAGTCAAGAAACATTGATGGAAGATGATGGCTTTACCAAAGCCATAGAAAATGCAACTAAAGAGGTATGGCGAGATGATTAAAAAAATAAAAAATATTATCAAGCCCGTTATTAAATTTAATACTTTTAGTAGAAAGCAGTTGCAGATACTTACATGGTGGGAAAAGGAAAGTCCATATAGTAAATATAACGGTATTATATGTGATGGTTCTATTCGTGCAGGCAAAACTGTACCAATGGCAATATCTTTTGTTTTATGGGCAATGAAATATTTTGATGCCCAAAATTTCGCAATGTGTGGAAAAACGGTTGGTAGTTTTAAGCGAAATGTGTGGAAATGGCTTAAGCCAGTATTAATACTTCGAGGATTTGCGATCGAAGAAGATAGAACAAGTAATTTGATATATATCCAAAAAGGCTATGTAGTGAATTATTTTTATATCTTTGGCGGGCGTGATGAGTCTAGTCAAGATTTAATACAGGGTATTACTTTAGCAGGTCTGTTATTAGATGAAGTAGCACTTATGCCAGAAAGTTTTGTTAACCAAGCTACTGGTCGTTGTTCAATTTTAGGTGCCAAATTATGGTTTAATTGTAATCCAGAAAGTCCTGTACATTATTTTTATACAGATTGGATACAGAAAGCTAAAGAGAAAAAATTTCTTCATATACACTTTATGATGGAAGATAATCCTTCATTATCACAAGAAGTGATACAGTCTTATAAAAGCAGATATGCAGGAGTATTTTTTCAGCGTTTTATTTTAGGATTATGGGTAATGGCACAAGGTGCTATTTATAAAGATTGTTTTGATGATGATAATTTATTTGGTGATGAATTAATAGATTATATAAGTCGAAATATATTCAGAATGAAACGTTATATATTTATTGATTATGGTACAGTAAATCCTATGGTTTTCTTAGATGTATATGATGATAATGAAAAATTATATGTGGTGAACGAGTATTACTACGACAGTAAAAAAACTGGTATTGAAAAAACAGACCTTGAATATGGAGAGGATTTATTAAAATTTGTAGGCGATAAAAGCATAACACCTGCTTATGTAGTAATTGACCCTTCGGCTGCTAGTTTTAAAGTTTTGCTTCGTAAAAAAGGATTAAGAGGAAAAGTAGCAGAGGATACTATAAATGCAGATAATAAAGTATTAGAAGGTATTCGCCATGTATCATCTTTACTTAAAAAGAAAATACTATTGTTTCATAAAGATAATTGCAAAAATACTATAAATGAAATGAAGTCTTATGTATGGGACGACAAAGCTTTGAAAAATCGAGCAAAAGAGAAACCCTTAAAAATAGCAGACCATGGACCAGACGCAGTACGTTATGGTTGCTTCACTCTTATAAATCCAAGGAGGTATAATAATGCGTCGTAATAAAAATAAAAAAATGATACGTGCCAAAGCAACGGACGCATTTCAAAATATGTTGGCACGTATGGGAGCTTTTACTCCTAGTTTACTAGAAAGTACAAATTATCCACTTACTAGGCTTACAAGAAACTTCAATTTGATGAATTCTTTATATCGTAGTCATTGGATAATTAGAAATATCATTGATGTTATTCCGCAGGATATGACCAAAAACTGGATTAAGATTACATCTAACTTAACACCAGAAGCGATAACAGAATTAAAATCCGTAGAACGTAAAACAAGTATTATAAAAAAGATAACACAGGGTTTACGTTGGGGAAGGTTGTATGGCGGTGCTTTAGGTATAATGCTAATAAAAGGGCAAGGGGAAGATTTAAGTAAACCTTTAGATTTAGATAGTATAATGCCTGGAGATTTCAAGGGAATGCTTATCCTTGATAGATGGAATGGTTGTTATCCTGGGATAGGATTAGTAACAGATATATCAGACACTGAATATGGACTACCAGAATATTACTATGTAACAGACCCAGAAACTAATATAAATATCAATATTCATCACAGTCGTGTTATTCGATTTACTGGAGATGAGTTACCTTATTGGGAATGGTTAGCTGAGCAATATTGGGGAGCTTCAGTAATAGAATCAATTTATGATGAATTAAAAAAGCGTGATAATGTTAGTTGGAATATAGCCAACCTAACATTTTTAGCTAATTTAAGAGTACTTAAAATGAGTGATTTAGGTCAGCTTTTATCAACTACAGATGTTAATAGCCAAAGAGAGTTATATGATACAGTACAATCTCAAAATTGGTTGATGAATAATTTTAGTATGCAAATACTGGATAAAGAAGATGATTTTAGTACTCATCAATATACATTTAGTGGATTAAGTGATGTTTATCAACAATTCATAATGGATATAAGCGGTGCTGCTGGAATTCCCGTTACTAGATTATTTGGTCGTTCTCCCGCTGGATTAAATGCCACAGGGGAAAGTGATTTGCAAAACTATTATGATATGATAGAAGAAAAACAAGAAAGTACATTGCGACCAATAGTAGAAAAGTTGTTACCAATAATAGCTATGAGTACATGGGGAGTTATTCCTGATGATTTAGATTTTAGATTTAATCCAGTACAACGAGCAACAGAAGAAAAACTTGCGGATATCGTTGCTAAGAAGTCAACTGCTATTCGAGAAGCTAGAGATAGTGGAATTATTTCAGATAGAATAGCACTTAAAGAATATAAACAAATGAGTGATACTACAGGTATGTGGACAAATATTACCGATGAAGATATAGATAAGGCAAGTAATGAAATTGATATACCTGTAGAAACAGATTTTGGATTAGAACCTAATATTAATGGTGGTTGAAGTAATGAAGTACAACAAATGGAAAATGAAAAGGACAATTGAAAAAGCTTATGCTAATGCTATAAAAAAGCTAATACAAGGACTACAAGATGAATTAAAAAATCTTGATAGTCCTTTTTTAATTACAAGCACAATAAAGTCCTTAGCTAGACAGCCTACATTTATAAAAAAAGCGGAAGCGTTGGCTAAAGGAATGATTACTCAACTTTTTTCCGACAACGTAAAATCTTGGAGACAAGCTGCTAATAAAGGTAGTCAAGGTAAGATGATATATAAAGAATTACAAAAAGGATTAACTGGACAAATAAGAGTTACTTTTAATGAATTGATAAACCAAAATGCAAATTATATATCATCTTTACCTTTGGATATTGCCAAATATGTCGATAGGCGAATAGCAAAAGGGGTATTAGAAGGAAAACGTGCTACAGATATACGAGATGAAATTCTTAGGTATTATCCACATATAAGTGAAACTAGGGCACAATTAATAGCAAGAACAGAAACAAGCAAAGCTCAAACTGCATTAACAAGAGTAAGAGCTCAAGCTATAGGTCTTAATTGGTATGTATGGCGAACTAGTGAAGATAGTAGAGTGAGAAAAAGTCACTCTCATATGGAAGGAGTACTTATCAACTTTAACTATCCTCCTAGTCCTGAAAGATTAATAAACAAAAAATCTTATGGAAATTATAATGCCGGAGATATATTTAATTGCAGATGCTATCCAGAACCTTTAACAGACATTAATGATATTAAATTTCCGCATAAAGTTTATTATGGTGGAACTATTCGCAATATGACTAAAAATCAATTTTTAAAAATAATGTGAGGTGGTGAGAAAATGAAATGATATCTTATTATGGCTCTAAAATATCCGATAATTTAACTAAAACTCCAGAAGGTTTTTTAATTTGTCATAATGTACCAATTGCTAGAACTGGACAACAACTATATTTAGGCAGTGAAACTCCTTTTAAAGAATTGCCTAGCAATGATACTGTAAAAATAGTGAGACACCCAGAAGAAGTATTTTCCAAAGCTACTCTTGCTTCTTTTGAAGGAAAACCTGTAACGGATGACCACCCTCTAGAAGATGTTACTCCACAAAATAGTAGAACATACTTAAAAGGTATTTGTAGAGATGTAAGAAGAGGCATTGGTGAATATAATGACTGCATTGTTGCTGATTTAATGATTTATGATCCAATGCTAATTGATGAGATAACATCCAAAGAAAAACGAGAGGTGTCTTGCGGATATGATTGTTTTTGGGAGTTAGGGAATGATAATACTATTATTCAAAAACAAATAAGAGGTAATCATATCGCTATCGTAAAAAATGGTAGGGCTGGGCATAGGGTAGCTGTTAGAGATAGTAAACCAGAAATTAAGAATAAAGTTAATAAGGGAGGCAAAAAAATGAGTTTAAAAGCTATAAAAAATAAAATGTTTGCCATGTTTGCGAGAGATGAAAATTCTACACCAGAAGAAATTGCAGAAGCAAGCAAGTTTTTACATGATGAAAAAACAGAAATGAAGCCAGAAGAAATTGCAGAAGCAAGCAAGTTTTTACATGATGAAAAAACAGAAATGAAGCCAGAAGAAAATGTAAAAGATGAAGGTCCATCTGTTGGTGAGCTTATGGCAGAAATAAAATCTTTAAAAGAAACAATGCAGGCTATTATGCAGGCAGAAAAACGTGAACCTGAACATAAAGAAGATGAAATTTCTACTTTAGATGAATTAGAAAATCAACTTATTGGTACAAATGATGAAAGTGTAACAGAGCAGGAAGAAGCAGTTACAGTAGAACCAGAAGAAATCAACGATGAAGAAAGCATGATTAATAAACCTGTATGTGATACTCTTGCAAATTTAAAAGTTTTAAAACCTATCGTTGCAAGTATTAAAGATAAAGATACTAGAAAAAAAGCTATTGATAGTTTAGCAAATCTTGTTCGTGGAAATGTACAAGATAACCAATATGCTACTGTGCTAAAAGCTAGTAGAAAAGCACAAGATAACAATAATACAGTTAAAAATGAAGATTTAGGGAAAATGTGGGCTAAAAAATATAATCCACAATATAAGGGAGGTAAATAATATGGCAGGTTATGCAATTGGAAAATCCATGAATTTAGGTTTCCCAGGAACTTATGCACGCACACCAGATGATGTAATTATGTCTAGAGCAGTGAAGGAAGATAGCAAGGCTATTCCTTTTGGAGCTCCTGTTATTTTAAATAGTGATAATACTTATTCTGTGGGTGATGCTACGCTTACAGCAGATAATTTTGCTGGTGTAGCAGTAAGAATTGTACAGCAAGCTGTGCAGTATTTAGCACAAAACAGTGGAGCATATCAACCAACTCAACCTTGTTCTGTTATTCAGCGTGGTAATGTAATGGTTACTTGTAATGTTGGTATACCTACAGCAGGCGGAAAGGTTTATGTTAGAACAGCAGGAGAAGATAGCGGAAGTGGAAAAATAATTGGTGGATTTGAGGCTACAGATGATAGTGGTAATGTAGTGGAATTGCCTAATGTTTGTTGGGCAACTGGAAAAATTGATGCTAATAAGGTCGCTGAAATTTGTATTAAAACTAGAAATAATCCATAAGGGAGGAATAATTTAATGTCTACACCAATTATTATTAATCCAGCAAATACCATGAAAAATGCTGGTAATTTAGCTAATTTTGCAATGAAACAAGGTGGCGGACTTTATGGCGGAGCATATGATGCTGCAACTGCTTCAGGTATGGCTTACCTTGTGGGTGAACTTGAAAAAGTAGACCCTAAAATTCGTGAACCATTAACAGCTGTTACATGGCAACGTGATATAGTTGCCGAGACAGGTGGTGGTTGGGTAGAATACACTAGCACTTTTGATGTAAATTACGGTATTTCTGCTCCTAATGGTGGTGGTATTCAAGGTGGTAGTTCCACAGCTATTCCTGCTGTACAGGTAGATATTGGCAAAAATCAATATCCTGTACACACATGGATGAATGTATTAAAAGTGCCACTTGTAGACCAAAATAAACTCCAACAAATTGGAAGAAATTTAGAAGATTTATTAGATAGAGGTTTGCGATTAAACTATCAAAAAGCTGTAGACCAGAATGTCTATGTAGGTTATGACGAATATAAAACAACTGGTATTATCAATGATCCTAATGTTGTAACTGTATTGGTTGCAGAAGGTGCACAATCAGATACAACATGGAAAAAGAAAACACCAGATGAAATTTTAAATGATATTAATACAGCTTTAACTGAAGCTTGGACTGCTGCTGAATATGATATGCGAGGAATGCCTAATCAAATTTTAATACCTCCACAACAATACGCGTATTTAGTAAGTCAGAAAGTTAGTGAAGCAGGTAATGTTTCTATTTTACAGTTCTTATTAGAGAATAATATTGGTAAAAATCAAGGTATTGATGTTCAGATTTATCCTTGCCGTTGGTGTATTGGTTCAGGTCAATCTAAAAAAGACCGTATGATGGTTTATGTAAATGATAGAGATGCGTTGTATTTTGATATGACAGTACCACTAACTCGTGCATTAACACAACCAAGTGTAACAGATGCAGCTTATTTAACATTATATGCTTCTCAATTTGGTGTTCCTAAATTCTTATTTTATCAACCAGTTCGTTATTATGATGGTATTTAATAGGAGGATATTATGCGTATTTTAACTAAAAAAAGATATCAATTTGGTCATGGTGATACTAAGGTAATAACTACAGGTAACTATGCAATTGAAGATGTTCCTGATTGGGTAGAAAAGGATCCATTATTTAAATTAGCAAAAGAAGATGGAGATATTGAGGTATTAGAAGCAAAAATTCAATCTTCATCTGTGAAAGTAGAAGCTGAAGATAAATCTAAAGAAGTAAAAACTGATGTAAAAGCAAAAAAATCTAAAGAGGAGTGATGACCTATGGTTATCACTTCTGCTTCTAATATAAAATGTGGAGATAATCCTGTATACACATTGGATAATTTTTTAAAATTTTATCCGCAATTTAAGGATATAGTACCAGATGTAGTAGCAAATTCTTTTTTAGAGTTAGCCAATAATAATTTGCAGTATAGAAGATATCATGGGCAATGGGAGTTTTGTATGAGTTTATTTATAGCTCATTTTTTAACTTTATATCTTGAGTCTATGAGCGATAGTAATACGCCTTCTGCTGATGAAGTTATATCTTCTGCGGCAGTTCGTGGAATAATTACAGGTGAGTCTGTTAGTGGTGTATCTTATTCACAAGATGTATCTACAATAACTAATGATTTAGATGGTTGGGCTCAGTGGAAACTTACTAAATATGGAGTTCAATTTGCATCTATTGCTAAACTCATGGGTAAAGGTGGTATGTTGGTATGGTAAACATGATAAAAGTAAAACATAAAAGTAATTTAAATGCTTTAAAGAAAAGTATAGAATTACTTGGAAAAAGTCGTGTTTATGTAGGTATACCAGCAGAAAATGCAAGTAGAGATAATGGAAACGACATAAATAATGCTGAACTATTGTATATTCAAACTCACGGTGTAAGAAAAAAATCTATGCGTGAAGAAATGCAATTAGCATTAAATGAAGGTAAAGCATATTCTAAAGCTTATGAAATGTACATTAAATCTCATGGTTCACCATTGTGGCATGTACCACCAAGACCTGTTATTGAACCAGCAATAAATTATAATAAAAAAGAGATAGCTAAAAGATTGATAACTGCTTATGGCAAGGCTATGGAAAATATTTATGCTGGTGATAGTATGCAGACAGCTATGCAACATTTAGAAGTAGTAGGTATGTATGCACAAAATATTGTTAGAGCATGGTTCACAAATCCTAATAATGGTTGGGAACAAAATTCGCCTTTAACTGTTTCTAAAAAAGGAAGTTCTAATCCACTTATTGATACTGGCGAAATGCGAAAATCTATAACTTATGTGGTGAAATCAGATGAGTAGAGTAAATGTAAAACGAGTTATAGTATCACCTAAATTCAGACAAGTATATACTGTTACTAGAACAAAAGGACATTATGAAAAAGGTAAATTTATATTAGATGAGCCTATTAAATTTGATATATCTGGTGTTATAACAGTAGCTAGTGCTAAAGAAGTAAATATGATACCAGAAGGCGATAGAATAAATGGAGCTATGGTATTTTATAGTTTAGTACCTTTACACACTACTACAAATAATCCAAATGCTATATCTGATATCATTGAATGGCAAAATAATAAATATAAAATAATGCAGGTTAATCCATGGATTGATTATGGATATTATCAAGCGATAGCTGTTCGCATGGAGGGCTATTGATATGATTACAACCTTAGATGAACTAGAAGATATATTATGGGAAGAGTTAATGTCTATTTTAGGATATGAAATAGATAATCCTGCATGGTCTATTAATCCGCCGGTTAGAAGAAGTTGGCAACAACAAGGACAACCAGGTTGGAGCATTAATGATGATATTTTATTTTTTAAAATATTTGATGAATCAGGTCAAGATATAACTATTCCTGTAGATACTATTATTAATAATGATTTAGCAGAAGATATCCAAATTAGTAAAGGACAAACGAGAGTTTTAAGAGTAAATCTTATAGCTTATGGTCCTAATTCATATGATAATCTCATTAATATAAGAAATTACTTTCATGCTAATAGAAGTGAAATTTTAAAAGAAAATAAAATCTATCTAATACCAAGCTCTGATGTTCCTTTAAGAATGCCAGAGCTTTTTTTACAACAGTGGTGGGAAAGGGCAGATTTAAATTTAAGATTTAACTGTCTTATGACATACACTACACAAATTAATGAAATTAAGACTGTTCCACTTAATGTATATGGTAATGCTAGTGGAGAAACAGTTATTGAAAATCATAGAGAAATAACGAAAGGGGATTAATCTATGGCAACAACAAAATCTTTAAGTCTTACCCCTATTGTAGATGTGCAAATAACATTAGGTGCTGTTTCTGCTCCTAGGAATAGCTTTAATTTAGGTCTTATTATTGGTAGTTCTACAAAAACTGAACCTTTAAATGAGACAGTAATTCCGACAGCAGAACGTATTCGTATTTATACAGATTTAGATGATATGTTATCTGATGGATATACAACAGATAGCCCAGAATATAAAGCGGCTTTATTAATGAAATCTGCAACTCCATTGGCACCTAATCGTATTGCTATTGGGTGTTGGGATAAAGCAAATGATGAGGAAGCAGTTGATGCTGTTCGTGCTTGTCGTATTGCTAATGCAGAATGGTATGCTTTTACAGTTTGTGGTGCTACTAATGATGATATAAAAGCGATAGCTCAATATACAGAAACAGCAGAACCAAGTAGTACTTACTTTTATACAGTAGCTACAGAAGATGTATTATCTAGTTCTGGTAATAGCACTGACATATTTATTTTCTTAAAAGATAAAAATTATCGTCGTTCATTTGGTCAATATTGTGGACAAGAAGATACACCAGATGCCGTAGCAGCAACTATGGGCTATGCTATGGGTAATAATACTAGTTTTGCTAATAGTGCCTATACTTTAGCTTATAAATCACTACCAGGAGTAACTACTGACGATTTAACTAATACACAAGTTGAATATATAAAAGGTAATTATGGCAATGTTTATATAAATCGTGGCTATTATTATGATGTATTAGAGCAAGGAACTATGGCAGATGCAACAAGATTTGATGAAATTTTAAATCTTGATATGTTAAGTAATAATATTCAGTTGAATATTATGGATTTACTGTATCAATCTACTAAAGTTCCACAAACAGATGCTGGTGTGACTAGCATAATGAATGCTACTGCGGTTGCTTGTGATCAAGCTGTTAAGATTGGTTTTATCGCTCCTGGTAAATGGAATGGTTCAGCAATTTTAAATTTAAAAACTGGAGATACTTTACCAGATGGATATCTTATTCAAGCAGAGTCAGTTAATGACCAATTACAAGCAGATAGAGATGCACGTAAATCACCACCAATTTATGTATCTGCAAAACTTGCAGGGGCTATTGAACATGTAACTATTGGTGTTACTGTTAATAGATAGGAGGTTATTTAATGGCTTTATCAACATATTCTTTTTTAGATTTATCAGGTTCTATCTCTCATCCTACAATTGGTTCATATTTATTTACTGGTGAAGGTGTTGGAGATATAAATATATCCATGAGTACAGACCGTTCAGCTCATGATGTTGCATCTGATGGTTCTGTAATGGTAAGTAAAATAGCTGGCAATAATGGTACTATAACTATTACAGCACAACAAACTAGTCCTTTACATTTTTGGCTTCTTGATTGGTATAATACCCTTTGGAGTTTGCCAACTAGTGAATGGGCTACAACATCAATGTTATTAAGAAATACATCTACTGGTGGAAGTCATACAATAAAAGGGATATCACCACAAAAGGTGGGAGATACACCATATCAACAACAAGGTCAAAGGATTACATGGACCTTAATGGCGGCAGATATTCAACATAATTCTAAATAAGCTACATCTATTTTGATGTAGCTTTTTATTTTAAGGAGTAAATTATGATTAATAAAACAAAAATAATTGAATTAAATGGATATAAATTTAAAATTAAAAAATTAAACGCTTTTACAGCATCTTATATAGCCGTGCAGATAGGTTTTTCTTTAGCAGGTGGTTTAATTAATGCGGGTAATACAAATAAAGTAGATATGTTACAAAAAGCAATAAGTGGCATTGATAAAGATAAATTTATTGAAATACAGAAAGATTGTTTATCTGCTGTAGAAATCCTAAATAATATAAATGGTTCAGAAATGCCTGAAGCTTTAATATTGAATAATGGTAGTTTAAGCCATAAAGAATTAGAAAATGATTTTATGACAATTATATTATTAACGATTGAAGTGGTAATGTTTAATGTTGAGGGTTTTTTCAGAGAAAAAGGCTTGCAGAGCTTGACGAACTCCCTGCAAACCAATTCCAAACAGTAAAAGCAGATACATTAAATGAATTCCTTTATAGACCTGTTCTTGCAGGTTTATGGAAACAGCATGAGCTTTGGGACGGTACTTATGATTTAGATGATTTGATTGCTATACATGAAATGCTAGATATAAAAGCAGTTAATGATTATAGAGCTAGTATCGTAAATAATAATAGTCAGTGAGGTGAAACCATGGCAAATACTAATGTAATTGAAGAATATTTGGTATCTCTAGGTGCAATAGTCAATAATGCACAGTTTAGCGAATTTAATAGTACACTTAATAAAGCTAAATCTGCTGTAACTAAATTAAGTGATAGTGCTATGGATACCACCTCATCACTTGGCAAAATGGTAACAGGTTTGAGTGCTGTTGCTTCTGCTATAACTGCTGTTGGTTTTGCCACAGCTAAAACTATAAAATCTGTAGCGGATGCAGACATGAAATACCAAGTACTAGCTAAAGATATATGGACCACAAAGGAAAATGCTAAAAGTCTACAATTAGCGTTGGATACAATGGGGGCAAAACTTGAAGATGTTGCATGGATTCCAGAATTAAGAGAACAATTCTTGCGTCTTAGATCAGAAATGCAAGAACTTCAAACTCCAGCAGATGCAAATAATCAACTAAAGTATATTCGTTCAATTGGCTATGAATGGCAATCTTTTATGCTTAAGATAAAGATGTTAAAAGAATGGGTAGCTTATTATTTAATAAAGTATTTAGCAGGGCCTATTGAAAGAGTTCGTCAGGGATTAAAAGATATAAATGAAAATTTAAAAATGAATATGCCAAGCTGGGGTAACAAAATAGCTAAAGCATTAACAATAGTAGTCAATTTAGGTATGAACCTTGCACGTTTTGGTAAAACTGCTATAGATACCATTTCTAGATTTTTTAATATGCTACCAGAGGGAGCACAAAAGATTATTAAGTTTATATCTATAATCGGTATGGCTATAAAGTTAAATCCTTTTTTTGCTGCAATGAGTATAATGATACTTCTTATAGATGATTTTTATGCTTATATTGATGGTAGAAAATCAGCAAAAACTTTAGCTCCAGTATGGAAAAAACTTCTTGAAGTTTGGGATGATTTACAAGTTTATTTTGAAAAAGGGGAGTATTATTTACAACACATTATCTCCTTGATAAATACTGAAGCACTACCAAAGCTAAAAAATTGGTGGTCAACCTTTAAACAGATTATGGATAACTTGGTTGAAATATTTTTCCGTATATTGGAGATATTAAAATATATGTTCCAAGATTTTGATGTAATCGGATTATTTATGCTTATGGGAGATAGTGTATCTAGTTTAGTTGATGGTGTCCTTGATTTAGTAGAAGCTATATTGGAACTTATCGCTAAATTATTTGGTTTAAGTGTAAAAGGTAAGGAAGTTTGGTGGGCTTTTGGTAAAGGTATAGAAAACACTTTAAGACTAATGACAAGACTTGTAAGATTAACGGGTGATTTATTTAGTGCATTAGCTAAAGCTGCAAGAGGTGATTTTAAAGGTGCTTTCAAACAAGTAATTCGTGCTTTTGGTAATTTTGGCGAAGGTGTTCTTGATGATGTAACAGGTGGAAGAAGTGGTAAAGGTTTAGCTAGTGAAGGTGTTGAAGATATGACTAAATACCTTATTGATAATGGTGTATCTACTGTTGCAGCTTTAGGAATAATGGGTAATTTAGGTGGTGAGTCTGCTTATGATCCTACAGCTTATAATCCAAATGATAATGGAGGCCCTTCTGGTGGTCTTGCACAATGGCACGATACTGATTTTAACGGCAATGGTAGATTTAGTGCTTTAAAAAGATTTGCTGAAGCTAGAGGTACGGACTGGACGGATAGAAAAACACAATTAGATTTTTTACTATACGAATTAAAAACTGGATATAAAGATGTATTAGACGCAATGAACAACGCAAGTAGTGTAGAAGAAGCAGTTGAAATATTTTTAAGAGGATTTGAAAAACCAGAAAATCCAGAAGGAGTATTACAAGAAAGGATAAACAATGCATATGCTGTAAAAGATAGATATCTAGGTTCAGCACACAACTACACAGATACTAATAAATCTAGTGGACCAGTACATCTAAATAATAATAAATTAGAAGTAGATGACTTCTACACACCACCAAAAGAAGATTATAGTCAATACTTTGAAAAGACTGGATTTAGTGGTTTTTTAGGTCAAGGAACTTATGCACATAGTTTAATAGGTGGTAGCGGTATGCCGATAATGACAACAGCTAATAATTATAATGGTTCAAGTGTCAATATAGGTCAGATAAATGTTACAGCACCAAATGGAACAGAGCCAATGACAGCAAAAGATGTGGCAGGAGCTGTTAAAAAGGTAATACCAGATGTAAATATTGGTGGTATTGGCAATAATGCACGAGATATTAGAAATATTAGTGGGGTGATAGTATGAGTTTATTTTCTACAGGCTCTATTAATACTTTATCCGCATTATGGCAATTAGGAAAAATAACTGTAGATAGAGCAAATGGTGGTACAGGTTTTTTCTCAAAAGGATATCGACCTAAAGAGTGGAATGTCGCTGGCGGTGTAAGTGATGTAATAACCAATGGTAATATTGGGGATATAACAAATTTATTAGGAACAGATTTTTCTTTAGGTAGTTTAATAGGTTCATATATATCAGGAGATTTTAATTTTGATGTAACAAAAATAGGAGGCTCAAACAGCGAATTAGTATTAGTTAAAACTAATATTGGAGGCTTCTTTTTTGATGCCGTACTAAATGAACAACATGATAGTGAGCTTACTATAACACAACACCCAGTACAAACCGGAGCTAATATAGCTGATCACAGTTTTTTAAATCCGTCTACTTTAACTATGGAAATAGGTATGAGTGATGCTATGGCAACAATGTTAGAAGGTCAATTTACGGAGTATTATACAAAATCGGTATCTGCTTATGAAAAGTTAAGAGAATTGCAAGCTTTAAGATTACCGCTAGCAGTTCACACTAGATTGCATCATTATGATAATATGCTGATACAAAATATTACAGCACCAGATAATTATAGAACACAATATGGTTTACGGTGTACAGTAACGTTACAAGAAATATTTGTAGTAGATGTAGCTACAGGAACAGTATCAACTAGAAACTGGGCATCTAGTGGTACTACAAACAGAGGAGAAGTTCAACCTCAAGAAACGGAACAACCAGGAAGCGGTTTGTATGAAGCGGGGTTTTAATTATGCTATATACGATACCATTAACAAATACAGCTAACCAAATGCTTAGTTTTAAAATAAATATAAACAAAACTAATATACACATAAAACTTTTTTTGCGTTATTTAGAGGAATACAAGCACTGGACAGTTGATATAAGTAATGCAGAAACTGGTGAAATGTTAATAGCAAATTTACCTCTTGTTCCAGGAAGTGGATTAGCAAGTAATATATTAGCTCAATACGAATATTTGAATATTGGAGAAGCTTATATTGTAAAATCTGGTGAAACTCAACTTGAATATCCAGATAATGAAACGTTAGGTTCAACTTTTTTATTGTTGTGGGGTGTATTAGATGAGTAATTTTTTATATCTTAGAAAATATCGTATAGTTGTTGCTTCTTCAACTGCGGAAATTGACAATACACAAACAACAAAAGGAAATGAGAAAAGCGATACGTCTAATGAAAATAAAGAATATGCATTAGACGTATCGCTTTTGCATTGTGTTTTCAGAGTTCGCAGAGGTATGGATTTTAATAATCATGCTGAAGTTAAAATTTATAATTTGAACAAAGATACCGAAGAAAAAATAATAAAAGAAGGAGATAGGCTTATTATTTCTGCTGGATATGAAGGTTATTTGAATACAATAAATTTAAATCCAGAAGATACTAAAAAGGCTGTAGGCTCTAATTTTGTAAGTAAAAAAAATAGTAAAAATAAAACGAAAGAAGATAATAATCCTCAGCAAATACAAGAAAGTCAGCCAAAACAATATGGAAAAATATTTGATGGTCAGATTGTACAAGCTGTTAGAAGTAAAGAAAATAATACAGATTATGTGCTTACTTTAGTATGTATAGATGGGGATACTTTTTTAAATATGAACTTTATATCACTTAGTTGTGTTCGCGGTCAAAATCCTCGAAATGTAATAGATACTGTAGTATCTAAGGCAGAAAAGCCAACACAAGTAAATAGAGTATCACCAACAATAAGTGGGCAAACATTACCAAGAGGAAAAGTTTATTTTGGTAGACCGAAAGATATTCTTACAGACGTGGCACGGGGTAATAATGCTAATGTTTGGATAAATGATGGTCAGGTAAATATTACAAAAATTACAGATACTTACACAGATGAAGCTTTAATATTAACTCCTAAGAATGGATTAATTGGATATCCGCAACAAATACAATATGGTGTTTCATTTAGGTGTTTATTAAATCCTAAAATAAATGTATTATCTATGGTCCAGTTAAAAAATACAGAAATAAACGGTATGCAATTACAGATGAATATGCCAGGAAAAAGTCAACCACAGACACTGCAATTGGATGAAGAAAATATGTATCAAGCTTATGAAGTTGAACATACTGGAGATACTAGAGGCAATGATTGGTATACAACAGTTAATGCTTATAGTAGATATGGAAAAGATGTAGTTCCTGCAATGATGAAAGGAATTGGCTCTAATCCAAACAGTATATAAGAGGTGAAACAATGATTACATTACAAGAAATGATGAATGGTACACCTGCAAAAGATGAATTACTGCAACGTAATACATCTACGAAAATAAGAGTTGCTGTTCCTGGAATAATAAAAGAATTTAATTCATTAGAACAAACAGTTATAGTTCAACCGGCAATAAGAGAGTTAGTAAATATTAATGGCCAACAGCAATGGCTTGATTTGCCGTTACTTTTAGATGTTCCTATAGTATTACCACGTGCTGGTGGATTTGTTATTACAATGCCTATAAAAAATGGTGATGAATGTCTTATTATTTTTGCAGATAGTTGTATTGATGCATGGTGGCAATCTGGAGGAACACAAAATCAAATTGAGATTAGAAGGCATGATTTATCAGATGCTTTTGCTATATTAGGTTGTTGGAGTCAACCTAATGTTGTAGGTGAATATAACACTAATGCTATGCAGTTAAGAAATACAAGTGGAAGTTCAGCAATAACTATTTCAGATAGTGGAATAGATATAACATCATCTAGCATAACACTTAACGGAACAACTACAATTGAAGGTATTGGGTTTAGGGGGCATAAACATAGTGGAGTACAATCTGGCGGAAGTACAACAGGAGGTGTAAGTGGGTGAAATATAGACGACTTGATATAAATGGAGATTATACACTTGGTAGAAATCATCAGAACTTTTTAACAGATGTAGACGCTGTAGCACAAGCAATAAAAACACGACTTCTTTTATTATATGGTGAATGGTGGGAAGATTTAACAGACGGATTGCCATTGTGGCAAAGAATGATAGGCAGTGTAGGCAGTGATGAGAATAAACAGGTGTTAGATTTAATTGTTAAAGAAAGAATAAATGGAACAACTAATGTGAATAGTGTAGTGAATTTTATATCAGAAATAAAAGATAGAAAATATACTTTTACTTGTTTAGTTGTTACTGATTATGGAAACCTTACAGTTAGTGTTTAAGGAGGGATAGAATAATGGCATATTTTGCACCATACATTGATGACGCTGGATTACATATCCCTACTTATCAAGATATTAAAGATGATTTAGTAACTGAAGCGAAAAAAATTTTTGGTGAGGACATATATCTTGAAAATGATAGTATGGATTATGAATATATATCTGCTATAGCTTTAAAAATGTATGATACTTTAAATAGTATTGTATATGCATATAATAGCCGTTCCCCAGTTACTGCTATAGGTTCCGGATTGGATACAGTTGTTAAAATAAATGGTTTAAAACGAAAAGCTGCTAGTTATTCTACTTGTGTAGTAACTTTAACAGGAATACCTCAAACAGTTATTAAAAGTGGTGTAGTACAAGATATTTCGGGTAATAATTGGAATTTACTTAGTAATATAACTATTCCAGAAGAAGGAGAAATTGAAGTATCCGCTATATGTACAGTCTTAGGTTCAATATCTGCTTTAGTTGGAGATATAAATAAAATAGCTACTCCGCAATTAGGTTGGATATCTGTTACTAATAAGGTGAATGCTGTTTTAGGTCAACCTGTGGAGACAGATGCACAATTAAGAGCAAGGCAGGCTGTAAGTACAGCATTACCAAGTCAAACTTTATTGGAAGGTACTATTGCAGGTATTGTATCTGTAGAGGGTGTAACACGTCAACGAGTATACGAAAATGATACTAATGACAATAGTGAAACTGAGGAAAACCCATATGGATTACCTGCACATAGTATAACTGCTGTAGTAGAAGGTGGATTAGATGCAGACATAGCAGAACAAATTTATATAAGAAAAGGTGTAGGGTGTTTGACAAATGGAACAACAGAAGTGCAAGTAATAAATAAGTACGATATTACTACACCAATAAGATTTTATCGACCTTCATATGTAGATGTTGATATAACTGTTAATATTAAAAAATATGCTGGTTATACAGATAATGTAGTAGATAATATCAAGAATAATATTTTAAATTACCTAAATTCACTTAGTATAGGAGATAATTTACCTACATCTTTACTTTGGAATAGTGCGTTAATAGCAAATCCGAATTTAACAAGTCCTATTTTTTCGATAACAAGTTTAACAGCAGGAAAACATAGTTCTAGTCAGGGAACAGCTGATATAGAAATAAATTTTAATGAAGTAATACAAGGAAATATTGATAATATAATAGTAAATGTCAGTTGAAGTAGGTGAATACATTGGAAAATATTTATTATTTAAATTTAATACCAAGTCAGTATCGCCTACAACCTAAATTTATGAAATGGCTTGAAGCTGGAATACAAAAGTTACAAGATAGTAATTCTACTGCCCAAGAAATTATATCTAATTTTGATCTAGATACAGCTACTGGTGTGCAATTAGATATAATAGGTAAATTAATAGGTCGCTCTAGGCAATTAGATTTTCAGCCGCGTGCAGAAGTATCGTCTATACTGGATGATACTTATTATAGATTATTATTGAAAGCTAAGATTGTTTGGAATCAATGGAAAGGTACGCTCCCAGAATTATATACTGCTTGGCAAGAAATATTTCCAAATGGAAATCTTTTGATATTGGATAATCAAGATATGAGTATGGATGTAATTGTATCAGGAGATTTTTCTGTTTTAGAGAAGGATTTAATATATAACGGATTAGTTGTTCCAAAACCAGAAGGTGTGCGTATAAATTATATAATAATTGCACAAAATGCAGATGTACCTATATTTAGTTATGGTTATGATAATGAATTTTTGGGTGGTTATACTACTAATTGGATAAAAGAAGAAACAAGTTTAATTTTTGGTTATGGCGAAGAAACACAAGATATATCTGGATATGATACTGGTAGTTGGTTATAAAAGGAGTGTGAATTATGGCTAGTACTAATTTTTTAGTATTTGATGAAGGTAAACAAAATATGATGAGTGATGGGGATTATAGTGCTAATACCCAAAGGGCAAGAGGTGTAACACCTGGTATTGCTTATCCAAATCTACACAATAAACTTTATTATCAAGTATCTGTTATGGCAAAGGCTATTGCAGATTTTATGGTAGCACAAGGTGCAAATGCTAGTGATGAAGATGTTGAACAATTAACAGCTGATATATCAACTGCATTTACTAATTTTGTAGATAATAAAATAAAAGATGTGTATTTACCGTTATCTGGCGGAACTATGGAAGGTTTAGTAAATTTATTTACTGGCTCAACAATTCCTACCCCAACACAGCAAGATAACTCAAAAAAAATAACTAATACAGAATGGGTTCAAACGTGGGTAAAAGCTTTTGTATCAGAACTCAGTGCGAATATTGAAGTAGAAACGCAATCTGATGGACACTTTTCTTGTCCCGCCTTGGGAATAACAGGATTAATGGCACAAAATGGCTATATATGCTTAGGAAAATTGTTTGGAAATCTAATTCTACAATGTGGATTATCTATTCCTAAAGATAATGGTTGGTGTTCTTCTGTTACATTCCCTATAAGTTATAAAAATAATAATTATATAATAATTGGCTGTGGTTATGTTAATACAAATGATAATTATTTCACCAGAGGTGATATTTTTGCTCCAAACATTATTCAAGATACTAGAACATTAAATAGTTGCTTATTTAGATCCTATTTACAAAATGGACAACCTGTTGTTGCTTATATAGTAATAGGTTTTTAATATCCTGTTACTATATAAGTAAAACCAACACCATTTCCATTTGTTGCTGTTGGAAAAAAAGCATTTAAATTATTTCTTGTGCATCCAATAGCAGAATTCCCATTTCCAACATCATTAGCAACTAATCCAAAAACAAACTTGGTAAAAGGAATAGGATAAAAAACAACATTTGGGGTATTACCTAATCCCCATTGTTGAGGTTGAACAATGGGGAAGTTTAAGTGGTGGTGATAATTGGGATATATATTATAATATAAATTTTATAAATAATATATTTGTTACTGTTGGTTGGGATAATGCAGCAGGAAGTAGTTCTACAATGCAATTTGTTGGAGTAAATTTTCAACAAACTAACAAAAATCATTTTCACATATATACTTCTGGTGGTAATAATCTAGGTTTGGGATATATTGCTATAGGATTTTAATTTATCCCCGTCCTATAGCAATCCATAAAACATTTGATACGCTTGTTCCTGGAACATAATTTTGACCTATTTCATAATCAATTAAAATTTTTAATCCATTAGCATCAGCATTTTGAATGTAAGGAGATATTATAATATTTGGGACATCTCTACTATTTATAGTAGCACCGCTCCATAAGTATCCAGGCATTGTAATATTAAATGAAACTTGATATGGAGTAGCATTTATTGGTATTCGTAAACAATTTCCCCATTGTTGCTAAAATAAATTATTTAAAAGAAAGGAATGATATTAATCATGTATTATTTATGTAAATTTGATGAAACAGGGAAGCGTGAAGCTTCCATACCGTCCACTATGATTGATAGATATGGTGGAGAAGAAAAATTAACAAAGGAAGGTTATATAAAAATAACTACAGATGACTATCAATACTATGTTGGTAATAAAGGAGCAGGTGATAATGGAACAGGATATGTAAGGGATAACATTACTGGAAAACCTATTTCTGCACCTGCTAGAGTTATTACATTAGAGGAGCAAGCAAATGCTCTTAAATCAGAATACGAAGCTAATGTTAAAGCAATTGATGAAGCAATTCAGATTGCTAAAAATAACGGTGATGATGGATATGTTACTGAATTGCGGCAGGAAAGACAAAACACATTAGATGAATATGCAATAAAACTGGAGGAATTGACAAATGCTTAAATTTTGCACATTTTGCGGAAGAAAACTTGATACAGAAGGCTTTTGCACTAATTCAAAGTGTCCAGATTACAAACGAAAAGAACTTATAGAAACAGAAAAGAAAGTGTTAGCAGAAAAAGCAAAAAGCACCCAAGAAGCTAATAATAATAAGGCTTAGAGGGTGCTTTTATTATGTCAAAAATTATATTACCGTATTTGTGCCATGTTCCACCTTAGAAAATAAAGGAATATAGCAATTTATATAGATTAACATTAACGCCGTATTAGTGCCAAAATTTAATATTTAAAAACTATTAAATCCATAGCTTTTTTTAACTGATGTAGGTCCTTATGTGTATAGTGTTTTTCGGTTATGTCATTGCTGGCATGACCTAAAATACGTTTGCTTGCTGTTATATTAGCACCGACATTATTCAATAAACTAGCTAAAGTATGTCGACACTCATGAGGTGTGTGATATTTAATATTTAATTCAATTAATGTTTTATCAAATTTTGTTCTAAATCTGCTGTAATTCAAATGTATGCCATGTTCATCACAAGCTATAAATTTATTATTTTCTGCTAAGAATTCTATCCAAAAAGGTAACGTTTGTTTATGCAATGGAATAATTCTATTTCTACCAGCCTCTGTTTTGCTTTCTCGAATTATTAAATAACGTTGTCTAAGTTTTACATCAGTTTTTTCTATGGCTAGAAATTCACTGGGACGAGTTCCTAACATCATATGCATTAATATCATTTTGGCATATCTGTTATTGGAGGCTCTAAAAAGTTTATAAATTTGTCTAGTATTGAAGATTGTTTTTTTATAAACTTTTTTATCTTTGTCTATATCAACATATCGACTAATATCTTTTTCTGGTGGAATTATTTCGTATTTTACGGCATAGCTATACATGTGATGTAGAACTTGTCTAGCTTTCTTTTGTGTACTATATCCAGCACCATTATCATGTATATCACGTATTGCAGATTGTAAATCACCAATACGAATTTTAGCAAACTGTTTATCATATAAACGATTTAGATGTTTATAAGCACAATTATAGCTAGATTGTGTACGTTCTTTAATACGTGGATATAAATAAGCTTTTACCAAGCAGAATAGTTCATCAAAAGTAATTTCAGATGGAGAAAAAAGTAAGGGATTTTTATTATATTCGCATAGAAAAGCTAAAGCACTTTCATAATTAACTTCATATCCTATTACTTTTTGTTTTCCATCTATCCATTTACGGATTTCAAAAGGTTTACGACGTCGACCACTTTTTTTGGTAATACTACCAAAGCCATTAGGTAATTTTAATCTTTTATTACTCAAATAAATCACTCCTTTTATTAGGAGTTTAAAGGAGAAGTTTATGCATGAGCAAATCTTAAGTTTTATTAGTTCGTTAATTCCAACTAGATTAGAAACGTATGTTGGAGGAGGTGTTGCCTTTGTGGGAGTTTTATTGCAGCACTTTATAGGGCAATGGAACAATCAGATAGAAATATTGTTAATTTTTATGATTATTGATTATATTACAGGTCTAAGTGCTGCATATATAATGTCTAATGTTTACTTAGATAGTAGGAAAGGTTTCAAAGGTATTATCAAGAAAATGGTTATTCTTTGCTTGGTAATATTAGCACATCAGATGGATGTATTAATTGGGCAGGACGCATTGATAAAAAATGTTGTCTTGCTCTTTTTTATTGGAAATGAAGGCTTAAGTATTTTAGAAAATGCTAGCAATTGTGGCTTACCAGTTCCAAAAAAACTAAAAGATACTTTGGCTCAATTCACAGAAATAAAAGCAAAAAAATAACGTATTCAAATTAAAAGGAGTATATTTTAATGGAAAGAGTTTACTTAAAAGATTTAGGGCTACAATATAATTATTCAGAATTAGAAAATAGAAATAAAACAGATATGATTGTTATTCATCATACAGGAAATCCAACAGATGATGATTTATCTGCTAAAGAAATTAATGCTAGTCATCAAGCTCAAGGTTGGACCTGTATAGGTTATCATTATGTAATTCGTAAAGATGGAACAATAGAAATTGGTCGACCACATTGGACAATAGGAGCACATGCCTATGGTGAAAATTCTCATACAATTGGTATTCATGTATGTGGAAATCTTGAAATTGGAGAGCCAACATCAAAACAAATTGAAAGTTTAGCTATGCTTCTTGCTAATATTTGTACAGATTATGGATTACCAATTGATACTGCACATGTAGTAGGACATAGAGATTTAATGGCAACTGCTTGTCCTGGGTATAATCTTTATAAAATTTTGCAAACAATTAGAGGTAAAGCAGTATTTTATCAACATCAATAGTATATATAATAGAAAGGAATTTGCACAAAATGAAAAATTTAATAAAAACAGTATTAGGTATTTTTATAAAATCAAAAATTGAACAACGTAAACAAGAAATAAAAGCTAAGTTAGAAAAAGAAATCTCTATAACTACTAGTGAATGGGTAAAAGCTCGAAATACAGCTTATCTTGCTATTATAGATGGAGCAGATGATAAAGTATTAAATGAAATTGAAAAAGTTATAGATAAAATCTAACAAAAGAGTTATAATCAAATAACATTTTCTTTTATTGCTAAAAGCCCCTATTACCTAGATCTTTTCTAAGTAATAGGGGCTTTTTGTTGTTATAGGGAAATACAACATTTGTTAAAGTTAAATCAAATATGAAGTGAATCGAATATTCAAATACAATTATTGTTAATATTAAATTTAATAAAATTAATTTTTATGGTTTTTATTATACTGCTAAAGAAGTTGATATACAAGGAGTTTAGTTATTTATTAACAGTAATAATAGATTTTGAGGTACCATTTTGGTACCATTTTTATTATGAAGTACCATAAATAGTAACAAAAATAAAAAAATATAAATAATAAGTGATAGAATAAATATAATAAAATAGTAATAGCAAAGGCATATTATTAATATGATATAAATTAATAATTATTTTATAATGTAGAAAGTTGTTATTATTATACTCGAATTAGTCAAAATGTCAATAATTATTTTTGACTTTTTGACTATTTTTTATACTTATTTTATAAGCCTTTATAGAGTTTTTGTTATTAGAAGTTTGCCTTTTTGTTATTTTTAAAATATATGA